CTTGGCCTGAGAACGAGCCTGCATAAAAGACATCGCGCCGGACGCGACGGTACCGACCGCGGCAACCGCAGCGCCGATCGCAGCTATAGTAGCAATCTCAAGGCCCATCGCGGTACCTCACGTACATTTGCGCAGAAGATCCGTCAGCGTTGAAAAACTTCATCGGGGGGCCTTCTGGCTCAAAACCTAGTAGTCGCACCCACTTATGGCACAACCTGTCGTCGGTATCCACCGTTGTCTCAATCCGCTTGATCGCCTGCCGGTCCAAGTAGTCGATCAGAAACCGGACAAAGAACGGCGCGGAAGCCCGGTGTGATACTGAAGTCCAGGCCAACGCCCGATGCGGGTAAATGGGCACCAACCCGCCGCAACCCAAAACCCCGTCGCTGTCGATGGCCGTGAACGCCGACGAATGGGCGGCTACCAACGGGCCAAACTGCTTCTGCTTGGCGCGGCCGTTGCGTTCGGCGGGCTCGAACTGGTCAAGATGCTCCAAGCGAAAGTCGATGAACTCAGGAAAAGTCATTAGTGTTCATCTCCGGGGCTAGGGCCAGCACCGAAAGCGGACCCGGCCCGATACACATCAGCATGATGCGCGGGTCAGTCTCATTCGAGATGGCGATAGCTGCTTCGTGCTCCCCGGTGAACAGAGGCACGCCCGTATCCATGAAATCCCGTACCTCGCGGAACTCCAACGTCTCCAAGTTCTCCTCATCAGGGCCATGCCGGAAGGCCGTCGCATCCTGCAATACGTAACCGACCCGCTGCACTCGCTTGTTCTTCAGTACCGCCGTAGAATTGCCCGCGGACTGGCCGTAAGGCAGTTTGAGGGTCTTGAACTTGCACGCAATAGGCAGGCCCACCTGGGCCTTGGTCACTTCATAATCCAGCGTAACGGACCCAGCGGTCACGACCTTCTGCGGGTGCTCCGCACCATCAGCCCATATATCGACGGTCTGCCCCTCCAAATGATCCAGCCCGCTGAGGGTAGAAGTGGCCGCGCCGTCATAAGTTAGTCCGCTATCGACATAGAAAGCGTTCCCCTGGTCGGCCAGAACCGCGGAGCGCCACGCCGTGTAGGTGTCATACTCTTCCCGCCGGGGACCGTCGTATGCCTTCTCTAAAACCTCGATGTACCGTGCAGTGGCGCCGTTGATAGTGCGCTGGGCAATAACCCAAACCTCATCCCGGTCGTCGCTCGCAAATACTTGCCCCGCGGCATCCTGGCCGGGGATAGTGGCCACACTATCACACTTTGCCAATGCGCCACCAAGCGACCCCCCGAGGATCTGTCGGGACCACCCCACGACTTTCTGGCCGGGTTCGTAGACCAATACCGCGATTTGTCCGTCTTCCCGAAGGCACCACGCAAGAGAGTCCGGCTCCTGCTGGTAGGCGAGTTGTTTGAGGCCACTCTTGGTAACATGGTCGGCCAAGACCGTGGCGTCCGTAGCAATGTAGGAATCCACGCCAAAGTCGAACCGGAAATCCCTTAACTTGCGGCCGGCACGCTGTGTGAACAACACTCGGTTGTCTATCTTCAGCGGGGCTACGTTGGCTGCCCCATGCGCAGTGTTTTGGCGAACCTGGAGGTCGGACGGAGTGAGCGCAGCGCCGGAAGAAGAGACGACAAATTCGCCGCTCGTGGTTCCAAGGATCAACCTCCGAGTGGAGGCCATCCATCGGATGCGGTTCACTTGCTCCGAAGCGATGGTGAAACTGAGGGCGTTGTCCCCGACCACGGAACCGTCCCGCTCGGAAGGGGAGAACCGCTGGAAGTCGGCGGTGATAGTCCCGTCGAACCGCTGGGGGTAGAGACCAGCCCCCGCAAAAAACAACCGTTCCTCGAACAGAGCAACCGCGCCGGGGTGGCCCGTGGTGTCACTGTAAGCCCCAAGACGCCAGGAAGTCGTAGCCGTAGTGGCGGAAACCGCACCAACCGGGATGCGGGCATCGACCACCGTAGAACTGGTGTAAGAATAGATCAGCAGCCAGTTCCAATTTCCGGCTGGGTCTTCCCACCGGATGACGCGGCCTACGTCAGTCGCAAGCCACCCGGACCCCCCATTGATCCCGGCGGTAGAGGATGCGGTCACGGTCACATTACCCGACGTAGCGCTAAGGGCCAGGGTCGTAGTAGTGGTATTCTGCGGGAGGTAGGGGCCGTCCTGGTAGTCGAACCGGACAAAGGACCAGTCAATCGCACCCCGTCGCAGCAACTTGTAGGGCCAGTAGTCCGGGTGTGTGACATACAGCACGTCGGCAGACTGTGCATACCGTGCCTCGAACAGGACGGAGGACGACGCAGAAGTGTCGTAGGGGGTGCGGACCTCGGCGGGGACGCCGTCGAGGAAGGAAACGTCGTCAATCTCCAGGGGGCGGGCCGCAGTCTTGTAGAACTGAAGGTAAAAGGGGGATGCGGTGGGGGTGAACGTGACGGTATGAAACCCATCAACCAACCCCACCCGTAGCAAGTAACTGCCTGACCCGGAGGTCGGCCCTGCCCGCACCGTAAACTCCTCACCGGGAGCGCCGTAAGCAGCAAACTGCAATGTGTGGGCAACACCGGGGGTAGTTGTAGTGATTGCCTGTTCGGCGATGGCCTCGTTGCCTATGCCGGCGGCGTCAAGGCTGAGGCGCCCAGCGCTGGCGTTGTGCGATATGGCCCCGGTGCCATTGGACTGGTCCGTCCACCCGGTGATGTTCGCCGTGAAAGTACCGTTAGTGATGGTGGCCCCAATATCCGCGGTTACTAGCTGGCCCTGATTGCGAAAGAATCGCATGTACTGGTTGCCGGCCTCCAGGATATAAGCCTGCGTGGTGGAAAACTCAAAGGGCCACAGAGCTGCCTCAGCGGCGGAGTCCTTGGTTTCAGCGACGTACCGCGTTCCGGGACGGCGCTGAAACCCCCCTTGGGGCATAAGGATGAAATTCTCCAGCTGCGCGGCGGCGTTGTCATATTGCTGAAATCCCACCCGCGCGGCCATACGAGGGGAAAATTCACCCGCATTAAACGCCGATAGGTAAGGGTTAACTCTCGTCAACGAGGCCACTCCGCGGAGGAACCCTGTCGGGACGTTACCCAAGAACCGAGAGGGCGTCGGTCCGGCATGTCCTCGATCGCGTCGGTGCTGACCGCCTTGGTCCACGCACGATCAGCCGCGGCGTCCATCCGATCGTACATGCCCTGGCTGTTAGTAAGGGGGATGGCCAAATCGCGGGCCACGGCCAGCGACAGCGCCCGCTGAAAGTCGGCAGGCATGAACGCGGGGCTGGTGATGTTGGCGACGTAGGTCAGATACATCTGCGTCGCATTGGACAGGATCACTCTCCCGGCCGTGGCGTCATACGCAATCTTGTAGGCAACGTCCGTCACCCCGAGGCTGCTTGACGACACCACTACTGTCCGCACCCAATCCGAGGGGAGATAGAACTGGTAGTCGAACTCGGAAGCCGGGGTTGTAGCCGACCGCGCCAACTGCACTCGCTGGGTGGCCCAGTTCCACTGAGCACCGCGAAGCATATCAGGAAGCAGTTCATCATACTGGGGGCTCGCCAAGTTGGCGGCCCGCGTGCCCTCGGTCAGCGACACGATGGGCTCCTGCCCTAGCCGGCGGAGACCCACGTTGATGATGGCAACCTTGCTGCTCATACGGGTAGCGGGGCAGCACCCGCGGCTACGGCTTTACCGTGCGCCAGGTCTTTGAGACCTTCAAACTCCTCGCCAGAGGGGGTCACCACCGTCACCTCGCCGTCCTTGTCTTCGATGGCCTCGGCGCCGTCTTCCTTGATGTATTGCTCGGTGCGAACCTCGGAGGGCGGAGCCTTACGGCTCTTGGGTTTCTGGACACTGGCAGCGGGGTGCTCGACCGCAACCTTTACACCGCCGGGGCCAACTTCGGTGACAATCAAGCCAGCGAAGGCCAAGACCCGCACCCCTGGCAGATTGAAGTCCGCGATGTCGGTTTGCACCACGCGGATGGCGTCCGCGGGGCGAAGGGTCTGAGAGGCAGGATTGAAATACCCTGGCTCCAGGACTTCGTCCAGGGTGTGCTGCGTGGGGTACGTGTAGATGGTTCCGCAAACGGCTGGCGCACTCATCTTGAGGTGATTGGCAGTGGCGGTACGGGTTACGGCCATAGGCGAGACTCCGTGTTGGTGGGCAGACGCACTGCGCCAAATTACAACACCCACCCCCGCAGGTAAAGGGGCGGGACCGAAGCCCCGCCACCCCGTTAGTTGAAGGTGTAGAACATCATCACACGGAGCGTACCCGAAGAAGGCAGCGCCGCCGCGGCAATGGTGATGAACACGGTCTCATCCGCGGCCAGGGGGTCGCCGATGCCAGCCGTGACACCGAACACCTCCGGGACCGTGGAAGTTTTGGTTGCCGCCGCTCGGTACTTCCCAGTGGTGCCGGTGATACCAATTGCGACAGTGGCCGTGCCCCCCAAAGTAGCGCTGTTATTCATCACCCCGTAGAGAGGGATGCAGCCCTTCGGGAGCGTGCCGATGACGATGGTGTCAGAGGTACCCTGGCTGGCCAGAGTGATCTCCTCAACGAAGCACCGAACGGTGCCGTTGGCCATGCCGGGATCGAGGGTCGTCCCCGCGTTGACCAGAGTCTGCTGTTCGCCGTACAGGACAGCCATATCAAAGTCTCCTTACGAGGTCGGAAGGGCGGCGGTGTCGTCCACATTACCTTCGATGACGCCAGCGTCTTCGATAAGGCAAGCGCCGCCGCTCATCATGTTGTTGACGAAGTGCGCAGCGTGGTCGCCGTGCCAGGTAATGTCAGACGTGACGCCCATGCCCTCGCCGTAGCCAACCGCGGAGCGGTGGTACAGGAAGTTCTTGGACGTGGCCGTGCCGACGCCGGGAACGCCGGTATGGCTCATCCACTTGACGCCCATCCAGTCTTTCATCTGAAAACGGCCGGCAAACGGACGGTCGCCAGGAGCGACGTAATCTGCGCTGGACCACTCTTCCACGACCGAGGCAAAAGCCCAAGCCTGCGAAGACAGGACGCCATAACGCTGGCCGTCGTCCGGTACGTCGTTGGCGTTGGCTGCCTGGACCATGTCAATCAGCGAGTTGCGGATGGCAGCCTCACTGGTGACAACCCAGGTCACGACGGTCTGAGTCGTGCCGTCTAGCGCGGTCAGGATTTGCTCGTCAACCTTACGGCCGAGGGCGTAAGCCCCGCCGTTCGCCACGGCCTGGCGCTCGTCGATATTGATCTTCAGTTCGTCGAGCTTGTCCACCCAGTCGCCTGCGTAGAAGTCAGACAGGGTGCAGGGAACGGCTGTGTGGGTCTGGTTCATCGGAGTGATGACGCCATGGCGAGCCTTGGTGGTCGCCGTGCCTTTGCCGATAACCTGGAAGGTGGTGGATGATCCGTTAACGCCGGTTTTCAGCCGGACGGTTTCGCGGAGCTTGGAGCCCATACGCTGGAACGCTTCGTGGACTTCCCGCTCAAATTGCGTGATAAACGCAACATCAATGGTGGTAGACATAGTCACACCTTTGGACAGGGGTTAATGACTACGTTACTCAGGTTATCCCAGGGGGCGGGATGGCGAGCGGGTTGTCCTTGCGGGCCTGCCCGACCAGACCTAGAGGGGCCAGCCGAACGTATAGGGTCTACATACGGGCATTTATTCCCGTTGACAAGTGCCTTTTTA